GCCAAGCGTCTAGGGGGTATGAGGCGCGCAGACCCACCCGGAGCCGCACAAGCACTCTCCATTTTATCCACAGAGAATACAATGATAGCCATGCGCGGAGGCGAGTATGGGGGGCACGACGAAATACATTCAGAGACAATGAATAAACCCGTCCGAAGGACACCGTAACCAGCGTGGTTTACCCCGCAGGGGTTGACAGATCAAACGGATTGAGGCCCAACTGGAAGTTATCGTACCAGTAATCAGAGAAGAAACCCGACGAAACCCTTCTGAGGAGGACCGCTGAGATAAAAATGATGTCGAGGGACGAGACACTATATTTTCTTCTGCGGAGCAGATAGTCCGTCTGGCTCCATCCAAGCCATTACTCTGGTACATTGACATCATCGAATCAGTCCCCCCTATATACCCCCCTGAGTTATTAAAACTCTGTTGTAACTTATCCATCTTAAGAGTTCTGCTATGGCTAATGATCTAGTTGATTCATCTCGTCTAACGCGTCGTCAAGACAAGTTTATCAGAGAGTATGTAGCAAATGGAGGAAAGGGAACAGCAGCCGCTAGAGAAGCAGGTTACGCAGAAAAGTCAGTCCATGTTGAGGCATGTAGATTGCTCCGTAACCCTCTGATAGTACAAGAGATATACAAGCAAACCACTATAGCTATCGGTGCTGCATTGCCAAAAGCATTTAGAACTATAGAGAGGTTGAGCGGTGAAGCTAAGAGTGAATATGTGCAGTTAGAAGCATCACGCGATCTGTTGGACAGGGCAGGAATGAAAGTACCAGACAGGGTAGATCACAGGATAGATGGTAAATTGAGCGTAAGTATTGATCTCGGCTAGGGTGAGTATAGGCGGTAGGGGGGTTAAAACTTGGTAGCAGTCTCATTACGATATGTCCCATATAAGTATTTTAGCTCTGAAAAGCACTCACTGCACAAGTGCATTAGATATTGAGTTAAAAAATGTTAGCCCTTGAAAGGTACGGAGGATTAGATGGCAACACCACTTTGGCAGCGTAAGGCGGGAAAGAATCCATCTGGTGGATTGAATGCTGCTGGTCGTGCATCTTATAAGAGTGAGACTGGTGGGAATCTTAAGGCTCCAGTTAAAGGAACGGCTAGTGGGCCAGATGAATTGCGGAGGAAGGGCAGCTTTCTTGTACGCATGGGTTCATCGAATGGTCCTTTGAAGAAGCCGAATGGTGATAAGACTAGGTTAAAATTATCTTTAGAGGCATGGGGTCACAGTGGTGACAAGGCAAGTGCGGTTGCTAAGGGTCATAGATTGCTTTCTCAATATCAAGCAAGGAAGAAGAAATGAGTAAACCACCATTAGGTTCAGGCGAACGGTATAAGAAATTGGTTGCTGATCTCAAAGATAAGGGTGCTAAAGACCCTAGAGCATTAGCTGCCTACATAGGTCGTAAGAAATACGGCAAAGAGAAGTTCCAAAAACTTGCAGCAAAGGGCAAAGCAAATGGCTAAAGCAATGGGTAAACCAATGATGGTGTCTAAGAAGGCAGCACCAAAGATGGATATGGGTAAGAAGATGATGGCTATGAAAGGTGCAATGGCTAAGGGAAAAAAGAAGTAACCTTGCCAAGAATGGTTATATCCTCCATATAGTTAATAGATTATATGGAGGGTATAATGTCGGAAGATGGTTCTTTTTCTAATATGTTAAATGTAGCAGACCGAGATAGGCTACGAATTATTGTTCGTAAGACTCATTTATATTACTATCCAAAAGATAAATTAACCAATTATGAATGCGATAAGTTTATTGACCAGATTGGTCCAGAGGTTTTATTGCCTTTACTTAAACAGGCAGTCGATGGTGGCTTGATTGGTTGATTTTAAATATAAGCCTGATGGTGAGATGCTAAAGTCTTTTATGAAGGATGACTCATTCTTTCGTGGAATCCGTGGCCCAGTTGGTAGTGGTAAATCAGTTGGTTGTGCCATTGAAGTCTTTCGTAGAGCACTTCAACAGAAGCCAGCAGCCAATGGAATACGTCATTCTCGTTGGGCAATTGTCCGTAATAGTTACCCGCAATTGCGTACAACGACCATTAAAACATGGCTTGATTGGTTTCCAGAAGATATTTGGGGTAAGATGTTATGGCATCCACCACCATATACCCATAGACTAAGACGCGGTGATGTAGATCTGGAAGTTATCTTCCTTGCATTGGATCGTCCAGAAGATATTAAAAAGTTATTGTCTTTAGAATTAACTGGCATCTGGTTGAACGAAGCTAGGGAATTTCCTAAATCAATTGTCGATGCTTGCACAATGCGTGTTGGTCGATATCCTTCTATGAGAGATGGAGGCCCATCTTGGCATGGCGTTATTGCAGATACTAATGCTCCAGATGAAGATCACCGGTGGCCAATCATGGCTGGGGGGGGGCCCGTTTTTCTTTTCAATTGGGGCGCGGTTTGAAAAATGG